CGAGATCCGGCGCCCGTCGCCGGCCACGACGCTCACGATCGGTGGACAGGTCATCCACAAGCCGGCCGGCTACTACTTCGACGTGATCTGGATCAAGAACGACCTCGCCCGCACCGGACGTCAGGTCACCTCGGCCGATGGTGAGGTGTGGACCATCGCGGAGACCTATGGGACCAAGCCCATGGCCGGCACGCGGTGGTTGTTCCGGGCCGCGTGCTAGAGTTGCGAGCAATGACCAACCGCTACGCCTGTGCTCAGCCCGGATGCCCTCGGCGCCCGGCCGTCACCGCGGAGACCGCGCCGATCTGCTACACGTGCGGACGGGCGATGGCGGAGGTAGCGCGGCCCGTGCTCATCATGGAAGAGCCGTACATCTACGAGGAGCCGGAGTACATCGAGTACCCACGCATTCCCGTGCCGCACCCTGCGCCGGACGTCGCCGAGGCGCTACGACGTCACGGCATGGAGCCGGCGCCCGTCCAGTCGCTCTACATCAGCCTTCACGATCGCCTCGCTGGTGAGCACGACCTCTGGCTGGGCCCCGAGCTGAGCTACCCTGGTTACCGCCGCATGCGCGTCATTCGCGGTGCCGATGGCCGGTGGCCCGAAGAGGTCGTGCTCGACTTTCCGCAGGACACGCACGACGCCCACTGGGCACAGATCTTCGGCATCAGCCACAGCGAAACCGGCAAACCGCTGTACTACGACGAGATCTACCCGCGCGGCTTCCCCATCTCCAAGGATGTCACGCTAATCCTGACGCTGCCGATCCGCGGCATCGCTGCGCTGGGCGCGACCAATGCTCGCCGTCGGATGCCACAGCCGACCGAATAGCTACGCCGCCTTAGCCCCAAGGTGCCCATGAGATGGCGAAACCAGTTCGGCACGTAGCACGCGTACCGCGCTCCGACGCACGATCCTCTCCCCGACAGACGTAACTCGCAGGCCATAACCACGGCCCAGCAGGATCTCGGACTCGAAATCACTGACCCAGAGCCCAGGCGTTCCCTTGGGCAAATCGAACTCGATGATCGTTGGCCTGTGATCAGTTTCGTCCGGCTTACGGGCTCCGGTTGCGAAATTGACAGCCCTCCTCTCGGTTGGCGTGGTCGACATGAATCCCATATCGTGAACCACGTCGCCAACCCCCGCCGATGTCATCGGGCCTGACCTTACGCCGCGATATACGGTAATCGCCTGGGAAACCTTGGATGCGGCGATCTCGGAATCAAGCCTCCTGGTAGCCTCAGTCTCTTTGCCAGCACGAGCTGCGGCGTTGAATTCGCTCGGCTGCTGTATGTACCGATGAACCGCGCTTTCCGGATCCGTGATGGTCGGACGATACGACTCGCCAGACGGCGTGGTGTGCAATGGCCCGTCGCCTTCGGCTGCGAATCCAGAACGGTGGGCCCAGAGCACGGCCGGCGCGTCACCATTGAATCCTAGCGCCCCGTCGACATTGTGCCGCGTCCCGGTCTCCGGATTGTATTCCTTCGGAGCACTGGCATCAGCCGATGCCCCGCCCGACGTCCACTTCCCGTTGCCGGCCCGCGGCTGATCGGAATCGAACTTGATAAGACGACGTTTTGTGGTCTCTCCGGTATCCTCCCCCTCGCCCTCGTCCTCCGCTTCCAGGTCATCCACCGGCACATCCACCTCGCCGGTCGCCGGGTCCGGCATCGCGCCCATCAGCGCCGGGTCCGGCTCGGGCGCATCCGGCAGACCCGACCAGCCGCGGATCACATTGATCGCCGGGTCGTTCGGCTGCAGACCGGCTTGCGCTAGGTAGACCAGCGTCTGGGCAACCTGCTGCACATCATTGCGATCGACCGGCTCGGCGACCAGCGTCGGTGCGCAGGTGTCGGGATCGAGCCCGTTCAGGGCCACGAGCGGGCGCACGAGGTCCCGCGTCGCGCTGCTCGCGATCTCGGTCAAGGCCGCATCGAGCGAGGCAGCCAGCATGGACGTCTTGTCGGCGTGCATCGCCTTGGATCCCGACGAACCCGCGCCCATCATCACGAACTCGATCCCGAACACGCGGGCGATCTCGAGCTGCAGCCGGCCGATCACCTTGTCAAGCTCCTCGAGCCCCTTGCCGTCGCCCTTGAGTAGATCGAATGCCCACTTCTGGACCGCTGTCACCGACTCCTGATTGGCGTTCTTGTACGTCGCCGAGTCGAGCATCAGCCACTGCAGTTTGTCCGGGCTCTTGACGATGTTCTCGAGCTGCGCCTGGAGGTTCGCCGTCCTGTTCTGGATGAACGACAGGATCTTGTCACGATCGGTCCCGATTCCGGGCTGCGCCGACGCCAGCGCGCGCAGCTCCTCGATCGGCGCTCGGCCGATCGGCATCCCACGCACGTCGGTCTCGTACGCGACACCCTCAAGCCCCTCGAGCACGCCGAGCCGCCGCACGAGCTCGATCACGTGCCTGAGCAGTCCGACGCCGTCGGGCATGTCCGTGAGCGTGTCGTCCCAGCAGTACCAGAGCCGGTTCCGCGGGATGATCCATTCCTTGCCCTGCCGCGTGAGCTGCGCGATCGCCTGCCACGATTCCTGCTCGCTCGGCTTGTCCCAGCGCTGCACCGTGTGTGGCGGTCTGTGGCCGAGCTCGGAGAACACGATCATCCCGTCGTCGGGTCGACGGCGAATGGTCCACTCGAACAGACTGAAGCCGTTCGCTTGAAACATGCTCGCCTTGCGGACGTTCGCCGGCCACGTCCTCGGCATCTGCGCGTTGAGCAAGCCCTCGTTGGCGATCTCGACACCGCGATCCGCGTCGCGCCCGCCGCGCGGATTGGCCTGCGCAGACCACTTGGCGCCCGCGAGCAGGTTGCAGCGGTAGCGCAAGCCGGTGGCGACGATCGCCGTGTGGTGCGCGTTCGCGAACCGGAGCCACTTGTTGGTGCCGATCAGCGCCGGGTTGCGTTCGTCCGGGGTGAGCCAGCCGCCGTAGGCCTGGACGCCGTCGCCGCCGTTAGGCGCGGTCACGGGCGCGGGCCTGCGCCCGCCGAACAGCGACGAGAGCGCCTTGCCGACGCCGGAGTACCAGGCCACGAGAGGAGCGTAGGTGGCCGGGGAGGAGCGGGGCGATTCGCGGGGTTACGACTCTACCCGCTCACGCATCGAACCGGTACCGCCCCGGCTCGGAGACGACCACCTCGGCCCCGTCCGCCCCGCCGCGGAACCCGCCGTGGGCCTCCTCTGCCGGGGGCATAGCGACATGCGCGGCGAACGCGCGGCTGATCGCGTCCACGATGTCCTTGAGCGTCGCGTACGGGAAGTCGATCAGCTGATCGCGGGCCTTCTCCCAGCCGGGATGGCGCACGATCTTGAAGTTGCCGATCGCGGCCTGCCCCGATACCGGCTTGGCGCGCGTGACCTTGCTCCCGGTCTCCGGCGATTCGTGTACATATCGACCGATCGTCAGCTCGCGGACAACGTACGCCGCGTAGTGAATGCCCGCCGCGCCGGGATCGCGAGGGATCGACCAGTGCGTGTCGATCAGATCGGCGGCGTGCATCGCGCGAACATGCGCATCGACCGCGCCCGGACCACCGCGCAGCGTGTGGTGGTCCATCAGGTAGAAGCACTTGTCGCCACCTCGCCTGACACGAGCGTCGGCCGTCTCGTCGGCTGCCTCGTCCTCGCTGCCCGCAAAATCCCAACCGCGCCGATCGGTGCCCGGAGGCACCTCATCCGGCTCGACGGGGCGCCCGTTGACCAGCAGGCTCTCGGCGGTGAACAGCGAGCCGCCTTCCTGTTGCGGCCACTGGTCAAGCTGCGCGGCGACCGCATCGGTTCCGCCGACGGAGGTAAGCGATGCCTCGAGCTTCTGAAGCTCGGCCTCCGGATACCTGATCGGATCAGCCAGTTGGCCGATCTCGGTGCGCCAGTCCTTGTACCCGATCGACGAGCCGGGCCACGTCGGCAGCCGCCGCGCCGGGTGCTGGTCGCCCTTGTACCGCATCTCGATGAGCAGGATCTCGTAACCGAGCGCCGGGTTCTTGAGGATCAGTCCAGAGCAGTCGTGCAGGTGCACGCGCTGCATGATGCCAATCGTCGCCGAGGCCATGACCGGGCGCGGATCGTCGGGATCATCGCCCAGATCACCGTGGCAATCCCTGACCCAGAATGGCACCTTGACCGCGACGTCGCCGCTCGCGTTGCGGATACGGGTCGGCAATGTCCGGGCAAACCACCGGGTCACCTCGATGAGCGCCGCTTCGCTGTCGGCTTCCTTGACGTTGTGCGGGTCATCCCAGATCAGCCGATCGGCCCGAAATCCGGTCGCCGCGCCGCGCACCGACGAGGAACGGCGCCATCCGCCCTTGTTGTTGGCGTAGTAGCTCTTGGCGTCGCTGTCCTTCTCCAGCTGAAAACGGTCGCCCCAGAATCGCTGATAGACGTGGTGCTTGATGACCTTGCGGCAATCCTCGTTCGCCTTCTGGCTCAGTTCTGGCGAGTACGACCAGCTCATGTAGCGCAGGTCGGGTCGGTTGCGCGGCCCCCACTCCCAGGCCGCAAAGAAGACGTTGGCCA